CCCTAGGCTGGGAGTGACACTAGTTGCTCTCTATTTGCTTATAAGGCCGATGTTACATCCCCGAATTCTTCTGGGACGCCTAAACAAAAGGCAGGTTATGGCTACATTGCTGTAGTCAGTACGCTATCACCTCGGTGATTAAAGCGGCCTTCCGTCGGTCGAGTAGGCTTAACCACTCCTAAAGGAGTCATTGACTTGTCTGTTCGCACACGCTTATGTGACGTAGATAAGGGCGAATTCGGGAGATCGTGGTTTTCACCATCTTTCGATGGTCCACGTCTCGGCGAAACCGTCCATACCTCTAACATAAGTGGATGGGAACGGCTCGGAGACAGTAGTCCCCATCCGTATTTAACGGGTGGGTCGTTTGACGTCACAAGACAGACGTGCAAAACGAGCTGTTCTTTTGTACATGCGTCTGCCTTTACCTTCGGGAATTGGCAGCACTATTTGGGGAGTCTCTATGCCCATTCGGGCGAGTTCTCCGCAAACCTTCCATCAGTGGTACCTATAAATGAGGTTGCCGCTGCTGGAGTCAAGGGGTACAAAAGATTTAAGCCAACGGCCCGTAATGGGTCGCTTGCTCAAGCGATTATTGAGCTCCGGGATATTCCTCGCATGCTCGAGTCTTCCAACTTTACTAGGGAGGCAAGAGATCGTACGAGGAGTATAGCCAAAAAGGCCGGTAATCAATACTTGAATACCGTCTTTGGATGGCTGCCATTACTGAAGGATGTTCAAGATCTTGTAAGGAACTCGATCAACCAACAGAAGAAGTTTGATCAATTGACCCGTGACAACGGTCAAGTGGTCAGACGTTCTGGCCAAGTCAGCCTATTACAGTCTACTGCGACTAGGATTCAAACTGGTGGATTTTATACCAGTCCGTCCTTGAACAGTAACCTGTATGTCGGGACGCAAACTGAACACAAAACTGAACGAGAGTATCAGCGCTTTTGGTTTTCTGGTGCATTTCAGTATAACATTGAGCAACCTGCAGTCGGAAGACTGGAGAAGCACATGGATATACGAAAAATGGATCAGATCCTATATGGTACTGATATTTCTCCTTCTCTTGCGTGGGAGCTTGTGCCCTGGTCTTGGTTAGAGGATTGGTTCTCTAGCTCTGGCGATGCCATGGCTAATTTCTTTGAGGACAAATCCGATAACCTCGTAGCGCCGTACGCCTACTCTATGGGTCATAAAAAGACCGAGACAGAGTATATAGTTTCGGGTGTGATGAAGGGCTCAGGCCCTTTTTCTTGCTCACAAACTTATATCACCGAGTCTAAAAGGCGTATAAGCGCAGACCCCTATGGATTTTGGATTAGTCCGCCGGCTATGTCAAATAACCAGCTGGCTATCCTGGCCTCACTTGGTTTATCCAGGTGGGGCTAACCCTAGGATCGAAAGAACTAGGTTGTCCAGGTTATGGGAATTGTTCCTGTAACTTGTAATTCTCTCGAGGAGTTGTGTCTATGCTTTCTGACCCGCAATCTGTGACGCCGACTGGCGGTAGTGCGGTTTCGCTTCCGACCGTTGGTCGTGGGCTTAACCAATCTATCTACCAATCGGCTGATGGCAACACTGTGTTGACTATCAGTCACAACCTTGGCAAGCGCAAACGCACGCAAGTGCGCCTGGACTTTTCCAAGATTGCTGCGGACCCGTTGATCAGCGCTCAGAACATCAAGTACAGCATGTCTGCGTACATGGTGATCGACACGCCAATCACTGGGTTCACGGTGGCCGAGGCGATGGCTCAGGCTGGTGGGCTTCTTGCCTACCTGTCTGCATCGACAAATGCCAAGGTGACCTCTGTTCTTGGTGGCGAGACGTAAGACCATGGAGATGCCGGACCATACCGATCAGGTAAGTCTGACTCTCTCTGATATCTTGCACCTTGCTTCTGCTATATTTGAGCAGATCAAAGAACTAGTAAGTGGACTTGTCCATCTTATTAGCTAATTGATACCGAGTACAGAGTAAGTCGGGGGGGGAGACCTTTGCGGGTCTTCCCCTATCCGTCAGAAGCTAAGACTACGGATTCACCGAGCCCCCTTTCTGGAGGTCGATGATGAAAAGCCTTATGCAACTACTTGAGTGTGTCCTGGCAGATGCCGGGACATGGTGTCACACCAGCACCACTCGTGACTTTGAAACCGTCACGAGGCGGTCTAAACACGAAGGGGTTTCGTTTATCACGATATCCCTACCGAATTTCTGTTCTGACTTCGAAAGAAGTCTAGATCAGGGGTTCGTTGACTCTACGACTTTCCTAGGTTTTAGGAAGGTCGGGCCGCTCCCGAAATTTCTCTCGGGTTTGACCAGTCTTGTGTTTGATCGTCGTACTGGAGTCCTTTTGGACATGGCCAATGTGCATGCAATCTTCGCTGTGAGGCAGATTTGTCTCTTGGCAAAGAAAGTGCTCCTTCCATGTTCGGGTGAACGTGAAAGGAGAGCACTAAATGACTATGTTCAATGTGAGTATGAGCTCGAACGAGTCCGTGAAACTTGTCCACCTCTTTCGATTGAGAGAGTTAGACAGGTCTCCCGCCTATTATGGGGAGCCACTTTACAGGAGTTGCAAAAACAACTTATGGAAGGTGACCTTATCCCTAGGCACGGGCCCGGTGCTACGGCTGACCGTATTTCTGGAAATCAGAAATATGATTTTAAGACGTGGCACGAAAGGCTACAGCCTTTCTTTCCCGCAGATTCTTTCGTTTTACCCAATTTGGGTTGGACGGAAGCTCTCGAGAAAGTCGAGTTCATCGAACCTGGAGCTGAATCTCCCGTCAGGGTGATTCTGGTTCCTAAAACGTTGAAAACCCCACGCGTTATTGCTATGGAACCTTCGTGTATGCAATATACACAACAGGCTCTGTTGCAACCGCTAGTGGAAGCCCTAGAGAATGGTCCTTATACGAAGGGAAGAATCAACTTCACTCGTCAAGGTCCGAATCAAAGGCTTGCTCGTTATGCTTC